TCTCCGGTGCTCACGCCAAGCGCTTCGTGGAGTTCCGGGTGATGGAAGCCGCCGGTGATGCTGGGTTCATCCCGGCGTCGGCCAACGCGCTGCAAGTCACAGGACAGCCGCCGTCGCTGCAAACCATGGGCAGGGTTCAGGTCGGCTCGGACAGCGCCCTCGGCCTGTACGCGGGCGCGACAATTGCCAACGAAAACGCGCAGTTCCTGCCGCTGTTGCAGGCGCCGAAGGGCGAAGACTGGGGCTCAAACATCGGTTCTGCCAAGCTCCGCGGAGCGTTCACCAACCTGGCTGTGACCGTCCACGCGCTGCGTCGCGTTGGCGTCAGCAAGAACGGCGGCCCGCCAAGCTTCTACACGGCCACCGCCGAATCAGGCGAGACCGGTGCGCCTGCCCGGGCAATCCTGATTTCGTGTGACGGGTCGGTTTCGACCTACAACGTCTGGGACGATGGGTGCGTGCGCAATGAGGGCGGCACATTCGCTGTATCAGGCGACTCGACGCTTCTCGACATCGGCGTTCGCCGCCGCATGGATCAGTACGGTGATTCGCAATCGTTCGGCGCGGGCCCGGGCGCGATCCCTTCGGACGTTGAGACCATGCAGGTTGCAGCGGCACTCGGGTTCGTCGGCACCACGGTGGCGATCAGCGGGTTGACCATCGAGGCGCTGAAGCCTGTGCTCGATCGGGTGCTACCGCGCAAGACAGTTGGCAGCACAGACGTGGCAATCCTGGCGATTGGCGCGAACAACGCCGGCGCCGGTATCACCTCTACCGATCAGGCCAACTACCTGGACAACATCAACAAGCTCCTCGCCAAGGGCTACGGGAAGATCCTGTGTCGCGCGATTCTTCCACCAAACGAAGACCCGTCGATGGCTGACCCGGCCAACGCACTGCTCAAGTCGGTCGTCACGACGCTGGCGAACCCAAAAGTGGTTTGGATCGACACCCGAAGCTGGACACCATGGGGAACCATCGACGGCGCTCACCCGACCGCAGCGGGTTACACTACGCTTGCCGGGTTCGCCACTCCCGCCTACTCATCGGTACTCGGTTTATGACCAGCACAGAGGCTGCAGCATGTTGATCATTGAAGACGGCACCGGAAAGCCAGACGCCGAAAGCTACGCGAGCGCCGCCAGCCTGGTTGCGTACGCCGTGAAATTCGGTGTGACCATTCCGGCAGAAGAGCCTGCGCAAGAAGCGCTGCTGCGCCGCGCCGCACTGGCAATGGATGGCATGACCTGGAAGGGGCGGAAGATGGATAGCGATCAGGCTCTGGCCTGGCCGCGCCGAGGCGTCGAGCTGGATCAGCAGATCAAGCCCGACAACTACCTCCCTGCTCGAATCGAATACGGCCAGATGGCTTTGGCTGCCGAGATTCACGCCGACGACACCGACCCGCCGGAGAAGCGCAAAGGCGCGATCATCCGGGAGCGCGTCGAGGGCGCAATTGATCGCGAGTACGCGACGATCTCCAACACCAGCGGCCGCCTATTGCCGGCGGCGCCGGATCGACCGAGCGCGACGCAGTTTGCAGATTACCTAATGCGCCGAGGGTTGTTCGCAGTCAGAGCTTAGATGTCTTCAAACATCGTTTGCGCGATGAAAAGTAGGTATGCAGGATCTCGGGCCTGAACGTCGAGAGTGTCAATTCCTTTAAAGGTTTTGGCGAATTCTTTGGCAAAAAAATCTGCACCCTTCTCCTTGACGATCTTTTGCAGGACATCGGGATCAAAGCTAGCTTGCGGATAAAAGTGCTTTCGCATCGTGATGCGCATGGATTTGTTGATGCTTTCTTGCTTTGGCGTCAATGAAGGAGCCGGGATGTTTGCAGACATTGAGACTTCCAGTCTTGATTGAAGGAAGCTCCGGATACTACCCAACATACTTTTTAATGTCTTCCAACTTGTTGATGGGACTCAGGTTATGGCCTTTTACGACGAAATGGCCGCGTTGGCTCTGGAAATGATCACAGAGTTCGGCCAGCCCGTGATTATCCGTGCGACAACCGTCGGCGAGTACGATCCTGAAGCCGGCACCGCGCTACCCGACACTGTGATTGATCAAACCGCCCAGGGCCTGCTGATCGACTTCACCGGCCAAGAATTCCAGAACAACAGCCTCATCAAGCAGGGCGACAAGAAACTCAAGGTCGCCGCGCAGGGGCTGGCGTGGGTGCCGGGTCTGCTGAACAAAGTCATCGTTCAGGGCTGCACCTGGTCAATTGTCCCGCCACTGAAAGAGATCAACCCCGCCGGCACGCCGATCCTGTATGAATTGCAGGTGCGGTTATGATCTGGACAAAGATTTAGTGGCGTAATAGCGTTGTGCCTTAACTCTCCAGCATTGAGCAAAATATATGGATATTCGCGGCGTTATTGTTTTGGTTGGCATAGCTTCTTTCTTTTCTGCCGCAGTCCATGCGGACACCGATGTAAAAAAAGAGATCATTGATCGGTGCAAGGTTCAGATGGGGAGTTATGGGGCGGCAATGGTAAAAGCTTGCGTTGATCAGGATCTAAGCGCAGTCGCTGAAATTAACGAAATCCCAGACGAGTACAAGAAAACTGTTGCGCGTTGCATGAAGCAAATGCGCCAGTACGGGTTCACTATGGTTAAAGCCTGCGCTGATCAGGATATTGAAGCTGACAAAGCTCTCAAGGAGTACTGAGCTGAAGCAGTGTGACAACGCTGATAGGCGTCGATGCGCACAGCCAATTACTCGTAGTAGACAAAACCCGCCATTGAGCGGGTTTTTTCATATAGGTAGTGCTAGGAGGCTATGTGTCTTCAAAATATTCAAGTCAATCCGGCACCTTCGGTCTGAGCCTCGCCGAGTTCGCGGCCCAGGCCACCGAAGCCATCGACGCCAGCTTGCGCGAGATCATCATCGAGGTTGGCAGCAGCGTCATCCGGATGTCTCCAGTCGGTAATCCCGAGATCTGGGCGCAGAACGCGGTGGCCAGCCAGTACAACAAAGCCGTGGACGATCACAACAGTGATCTGCGCAATGATCCCGCCAATCTCACAAAGGCGGGGCGGCTCAAGCCCGGGCGAAAGCTGAACGACGGTATGGATGTCCGCTCGCCTGACGGATACATCGGTGGGCGGTTTCGCGCCAACTGGCACCTTTCCATTGATGTCGTCGAGAGCGTCACGTTTGACGAGGTTGATCCAAGCGGGCAGGAGACCATCGCCGCCCTGGTCTCTGCGGTCAGCGACTTCACTGCCGGCCAGACTGCTTACCTCATCAACAATCTGCCGTACGCGATCCCGTTGGAATACGGGCACTCGAAGCAGGCCCCCGGCGGCATGGTCCGCATCACCGTAGCCCGCTTCCAGCAAATCGTTGATGACGCCATCAGGAATAATCAGGTATGAGCCACAAGATCATCCGGTCGTTGCTCGAGGGCCGGCTGAAGGCATGGGCGGCCGCGCGAAGCCCCGCATTGCGGATCGCTTACCAAAACGTCGTCTTTTCGCCTGCGGCGAGCGAGACCTATCTTCGTGCGTTCCTCCTGCCGGCAGGCACAAACAGCAACGACCTAGCTGGAGCCCATCGGCTGTATACGGGCTTGTTTCAGATCACGATCGTGGCACCGGCCGGCGGTGGTACTGGTGCAGCCGAGAGCCTGGCCGACGAATTGGCCGCATTGTTCCCGCTCTATGACCGACTGACCAAGACAGGCTTCAGCGTTCAGGTCATGACGCCTGTCGAGCCTGGGCCTGAGCAACAAGAAGACACCGCATTCGCTTTGCCGGTTTCGTTCCAGTACCGAGCAGACACCACCTAATCCGCCCATAGGGCAAACCCAGAACCCGCCTTTGAGCGGGTTTTGTCATTTCTGCAAAGAGGAAAACCCCATGGGCTACAAACTTCCGAATGGCGCGACGTTCGAGCACGCAGCAACCTACGCCACTCCGCTCGCGTTCTCTGCCATTTCCAATGCCTCCGAAGCCGTTTGCACCGTGGTCGGCGGCACGCTGGCAGTCGGCGATATCCTGCTGGTTACCTCGGGCTGGACGGCGCTGAACAACAAAGTGGTCCGCGTGAAAGCAGCGACGGCCACAGCGATCACCCTGGAAGCGACCGACACGACGAACACTTCGATTTACCCGGCGCTTTCCGGTGTTGGCACCTTGAAGAAAGTGCTGACGTGGGTGCAGATCCCGCAAATCACCGACGTTGCCTTCTCTGGCGGCGATCAGAACTACGCGGACATCGTCTTTCTCGAAGACACCCAGGGCCGTCAACTGCCGACTGACAAGTCTGCCGCGAGCATGGTGCTCACGGTTGCCGATGATCCGACCCTGGCCTATGTCCCGATCGTAACCGCGGCCGACGTTGCCCAGACCCCGCAAGCGGCACGCCTGAACCTGCCCGGCACCGACAAGCTGTACTACGGCGCCTATACCTCGTTCTCGCTTCAGCCTTCGGTGGCCCGCAACAACTTGCTGACTCGCACCGTCTCCCTGGCGTTGCAAGCCGCGCCTACCCGTTATCTGTCCTAAGGAATTCCCATGGCAAAGTTTTCCATCGCTCCAAAGCCGACCTTCACCGTCGACGTGGCTATTCCACAAGTTGGCGGCAGCCCGGCAATGGTGCCGTTTACGTTCAAATATCGCGACCGCACGGCCTTGGCGGAGCTGTTCGACGCCTGGAAGGCAAAGGCGCAAGAGCTGGGTGAGCGCTTCAAGGGAGCTGAACCAACCCTCACCGAAATCACGGCGGCGGAGGTTGAGCAGGGTGTCGATCAGATCAGGGATCTGGTTGTTTCGTGGGACTTCGGCGAAGAGCTCAGTGATGAGTCGATCACTGCTCTGGTGAAGAGCTGCATCGGCGTGTCGGATGCAATCGTGAAGGCGTATAGCGAGGCCTTTGGCAAGGCCCGCTTGGGAAACTGACCGGCGCCGCACGTGCGCTTTACGAGCCGAGCGCTGAAGCAAGCGTGCTTTCGGTGTTTGGCCTGCTTCCGACGGATGTCGATGACTCCTACGAGGTTTGGCCCGACAACTGGAAGTCGTTTCTCGTCATGGATTCGATGTGGACCCAGTGGCGCTCGGGCGGGTGCGGCGCGACCGGTCTCGACTACGGCGTTCTGCCAGATGTGATGAAACTCGTCGGTATTCCTGCCAAGGACCGATCTCACGTGTTCCAGGACATTCGTGTCATGGAGTCAGAAGCCCTCGCGGTCATGGCTGACGCACGCGACAACAGCCCGTAACCACGGGCATTTATTCAAGGTGAGTCGATGAACATTGCAGAACTCGGCATCAAGGTCGACTCCGCCGATGCTGCTCAGGCTGCGACCGATCTCGACAAACTGACCAAGTCCGGCGAGCGGGCAGAGCAGTCTGCTGTCGGCCTGATGAAAGAGATGGAGGCGCTGGAGAAGTCGCTATCGAAAGGTGCGACCTCCACGCAGGAGCTGGCCAAACAGCGCGAGAGCCTGGCGAAGCTCACTCAAACCGGCGCGTACGGCGAGGCTGAGTTCGCGAA